AGTCGATGCCGTTGAAGCCGCACATCCACGTCTACGCCCGGGTCGACCCGGTGACGCCGAAGGTGGTGAAGTGGCGGCTGGAGTACAAGGTCTACGAGCGCGGCAAGCAAGTGCCCTCGGCGTGGACCACGGTCAACGTGGACCAGACCATCACCAGCGCGGACTACGACAAGAGCGCGACAGTGGAATTCGGCACGATCGACATCTCGGCGATCGCTGGCTACGCCGGCTTCATCAAGTGCAAGCTGTCGCGCATCGTGTCCGGCCAAACCTACAACAGCCCGGTCTTCCTCGACGAGTTCGACCACCACGCGGTGTGGAACTCGAACGGAAGCTCGGCGGAGTTCCCAGGATGACCTGGCGTATCGACGATCCACAAGGCAGCGAAGCGCTGAAGGTGCGCTATGCCGTGGTGCCGTACACCCGCGGCGCGGTGCTCGACATGGGCTGCGGCCCGTCGAAGGCGTTCGGCCACTTCATCGGCGTGGACTCGGGCAAGGACACCGAGTTGTTCGGCATCGAGATGAAGCCGGACGTGGTCTGCGACGTCGCCGACCCGGAGGCGATCGAGCGCACCTTCAACGCTGGCTCGGTCGACGCGATCTTCTCCTCGCACTGCCTGGAGCACGTCGAGGACTACCAGGCCGCGCTGAAGGCCTGGTGGCCGCTGATCAAGGACGGCGGGCACCTGTGCCTGTACCTGCCGCACGCCGACCTGTACCCACGCATCGGCCAGCATGGGGCGAACCCCGACCACAAGCACGACTTCCTGCCGGAAGACATCGAGCGCGCCATGCTGGAGATCGGCGAGTGGGATCTGGTCGTCAACGAGACCCGTGCCGGCGGCATGGAGTACTCGTTCCTCCAGGTCTACCGCAAGGGCGGCGAGGGCCACCGGCGCAGCTACCAGAACCCGCGGCCGCCGAAGAAGGCGTGCGTCGTGCGCTACGGCGCGATCGGCGACATGATCCAAGCCGCGGCGATCTTCGCCGGGCTCAAGGCCGAGGGGTTCCACGTCACCGCGATGGTCGAGACCAAGAACGCGGACCTCGTGCGCCTCGACCCGAACATCGACGCCTTCATCTTGCAGGACAAGGATCAGGTGCCGAACCACTGCCTGCACGACTACTGGAACGAGCACAAGCGGCACTACGATCGCTTTGTGAACCTGTGCGAGTCGGTCGAGGGCACGCTGCTGGCGCTGCCGTCGCGCGCGAATCACTCGTGGCCGTGGGCCATGCGCCACCGGCACATGAACCACAACTACATCGACTTCTCGGCCGAGATCGCCGGGCTCGAAGGCGCGCACCTGACGCACCGCTTCTACCCGTCGCAGGAAGAAATCGAGCGCGCCGAGGCGATCGTCGATGGCATGGGATTGACGGTCAACAAGGGCTGGCGTCTGGGGCAGCGGTGGAAGCGCCCGTTCGTGGTCATGTGGTGCCTGTCCGGGTCGAGCGTCCACAAGTTCTACCCGCACCAGGACGCGATCATGGCGCGCATCCTGCTCGACATCCCGGAGGCCGTGATCATCACCGTCGGAGACGAGGTGTCGGCGCTGCTGGAGGCCGGCTGGGAGGAAGAGCCGCGCGTGCGCCGCACCGCCGGAGAGATGGCCATCCGCGACACGCTGGCGCTGGCGCAGCGCTGCGACCTCGTGATCGGCCCCGAGACCGGGGTGCTGAACTCGGTGGCGTTCGAGGGCAACGGCAAGGTCGTGCTGCTCTCCCACTCCAGCCACGAGAACCTCACCAAGCACTGGGTGAACACGATCGGGCTGGGCGCGAACGAGACCTCGTGCTACCCGTGCCACCAGCTGCACTTCGACCACGAGCACTGCCCGCAGCACGAGCAGTCCGGCGCGGCGCTGTGCCAGTGGCAGCTGTCCCCGACGCGCGTGTGGGCCGCCGTCGAATCGATCTACGAGCGGTGGGCCGCCGTGGCCAAGCTCGTCGCCGCCTGAAGGGAGCGCCATGAACGTCGCTGACATCCTCGCCGCCTTCGGCGACCTGGCCGACGACCTCGGCACGCCGCCGCTGTGGTCGGACGCCGTCCGCCTGCGCTTCCTCCGCGAAGCCCAGCTGGAGGCCTGCCGGCGCGCGCGGCTGTTCCAGGACCAGTCGACCGACGAGATCTGCAAGATCGACATCATCGCCGGCCAGGCGACCTACGACGTCGACCCGCGGATCATCTTCATCCGCCGGGTGAAGCTCGCGTCCCAGGACAACCCGGTGCAGAAGGCCGACATCCGGGCGCTGGACAACGTCTTCCCGGGGTGGGAGGGCCACCCGGCCAGCTGGCCGTCCTACTGGACGCCGGTCGGGAACCACCAGATCACGTTCTACCCGACGCCCGAGGCCAACGATACCTGCCGGCTGACGGTCATCCGGGAGCCGCTGGGCGCCCCGGCGCTCGAAGATCTGACCCCCAGGGGTATCTCGATCCTCACCTCGGTCGCCGGCCTCGCCACAGCCGTTCTGGCGGCTCCTGCGAGCCTGTCCACGCGGCAGTCGATCGTCATCTCCGGCGCCGCCCAGCCCGAATACAACGGAGCCCACGCGATCACCGTGGTCAGCCCGAGCATCGCGACCTTCGCGGTGCCGGACACCACGGTCTCGCCGGCCACCGGAACCATCACCTTCGCCATCGCCGAGCGCGGGGTGGAAGTGGAAGAGCGCCACCAGGACAAGCTGGTGGACTGGATGCTGTACCGCGCACTGTCCATGCGCGACAAGGAAGAGAAGTACGACCCGAAGGCGGCCAAGTACCATCTGGACGTTTTCGAGAGCGAGTTCGGGAAGCGTAGCTCCGCCATCGATGAGACGTGGATCGCGCGCCAGCACGGTTACGACCAAGACGAAGGCCTTTTCTAGGAGCAGCACATGGCTAACACCCTCTACGACAAGGGGCGCGAGCGCTTCCTCGCCGCCAACCTCAACTGGTCTTCGGACACGATCAAGGCGATCCTGGTCGACACCGGCGCGTACACGGCCAACTTCACGACGCACGAGTTCCTGTCCGACGTCTCGGCGGGCGCGCGCATCGCCGGCCCGGTCACGCTGGGCTCGAAGACGACCACAGGCGGCGCGGCCGACGCGGCGGACATCACGTTCTCCGCGGTGAGCGGCACCTCGATCGAGGCGATCATCCTGTACAAGGACACCGGCGCCGAGGGCACGTCACCGCTGATCGCGTACATCGACACGGCCACCGGCCTGCCGATTACGCCCAACGGCGGCGACATCATCGTGACCTGGGACAACGGGACCAACAAAATTTTTAAGCTGTAAGGGCGGGCGATGAGCACCACCTTCAGCTTCATGTCGTCGGACGCTGACGCACCGCGTCTGTCGGGCACGGTTGGCGACTTCACCAACCTGCTCGACAAGATCTTGGTGGATGGGTACAACTCCAAGACCGTCACGATCACGCGCACTGGAACCACGGCGACAATCAACTGCACGTCGCACGGGTTCCGCGATGGTCAGATCCTCGCCGTGTCAGGAGCGAACGAGTCGGACTACAACATCACGGCTCGCTGCACCTATGTCGACGCGAACAACGTAACGATACAAGTCGCCAATTCGCCGGCCACTCCAGCGACCGGGACGATCACCTGTAAGGTCGCGCCGGCCGGATGGTCGATCGCCTACACCGGGACCAACCTTCGCTCGTACCGGCAGCCGGCCGGTACGTCGCAACTTTACCTTGGCGTTGACGACACCGGGACGACGAATGCTCGGTATCGCGGGTTCGAGACAATGACCGCGGCGGGCGTTGCGGTTGGGAGCGGGACCAATCCGTTCCCGACTGACGCTCAAGTTTCCGGCGGCGGGTACTACTACAAGTCGAACTCGGCAAGCACAACCGCTCGCGATTGGATCGCGATCGTCAACAATGGGCTCATCTTGTTGTTCGGCGGCGGCGGAGCGTCGGACTATTCGGGCCAGATGGTCTTCGGAGACGCGATCCCTAACGATGCGGCCGATGTATGGCCGACCATTTGCTACTGCGCTGAGTCATCAAACAAATCGAATCCGGTTCACCTTACAGCGTCACCGATTTTCCCGTACACCACCAGCAATTTGGCCGGATGTTTCATCGTCAGAAACAAGGCGGGAGCGGCCGGGTGCGTCAGGGCAATGAACTACTCGGAAGCGATCCAAAACTCCGGGGCCACTTCATATCCTCCGGGGTCTTATGGGTGGATGACCTACCCGTCTCCGGTGTATGGCGGGCTGCTCATGTCACCGTGGGAAATCGTAGCAAGCGCAGACTACTTGCATGGGCCACGCTTTTTGCTGCCTGGGCTTTGGTCTCCGTGGCACTCAGCCACCAACTTCGGCCAGAAGGACACGTTTACTGGCGCGGCAGGAACGCCGCTCGCCGACAAGAAATTCATCATCATCAAGGCTTACAACTCCGATTACGGAACGCTTGGCGCCTACATTTTAGAATTGACGGACTTCTGATGGCTGACCTCGGACTAGTGGGCAGGACGCGGCGGTTCCGCAAATCAACCCCGTTTCCTCCTTACGCTACTGCGTCGATTTCGACTCGGCTTAATGCCGACGGAAACCTCGGCGGAACCATCAGCGAGTCAGGCAACCCGATCAATGGCGTGGTCGTGTTCCTGCATTGGCGACAGACCATGCAAGTCATCGCAAAGACGTACACCGACGCCAATGGCGAATACTCGTTCTCGGGCCTGGACCCAGCAATGTCCGAGAAGTATGTCGTAGTGATTCAGGACCGCCCCGGCGGAACGGTCTACAACGACGCGATCTACGCGCTGGCGTCCGCAACCTAAAAGGCAGTCATGGCCGCACCTAACATTGCTGCGCTGACGACGATCACCGGCAAGACCGCGGTGCAGGCCGTCGGCAATACCGCAACCGCGATCGTCACCAACTCGGCTGCCAGCGGCAAGGTGCTGAAGATCAACTCCCTGTACGCCGCCAACATCCACGCCGCGAACAGCGGGACGATCACCGTTGACGTGTACCGCTCATCGACGGCCTACAAGATCGCGAACGCGATCAACGTGCCGATCAACTCGGTCTACATGGCAATTCAGAAGGACAGCCCGATCTATCTGGAGGAGGGCGACTCCCTGCGCTTGACCGCGAGCGCGGCGTCGGTGTTCGAGGCGGTCTGCTCGTATGAGGATCTGTCGTGAGGACCAATGGGTCGATTCGCGGCGTAAGGCGATCGACCTCTCTCGGGGCGGCTGTTGGGGCGTGGGGGCCTGACGACGTTCTGATCGCGCGACAGAACAGTCTTTGGCCCGTTCCGCCGCTCGGGTCCGTTGCCGCTCTGTATCACTTCGATAGCGACCTCACTTCTACCCACGGAGGTCCGACGCTTGTCGCTTCTGGAGTAACCCCGCCAGCCGTGGACAGCGGGTCAGCGAAGTTCGGGGCCGGCGGCCTGTTGGCGCAAACAAGCGGCCTTCTGCTCTCTGCGACCAGCAGTCAACTGGTATTCAATACGCAAGACTTCTGCGTCGAGTTGTGGCTCAAGCTCGCTGCGTACCAGAGTGGCGGGCTGGTGTGCCTGTCCACGACCGGGAACTACGATGTCGGGATGCTTTACTTCAACTCAGGATACCTTGCGTGGTATGCGCCAACGTCTAGCTTCGATGGCCTGTACGACGGATGGGTCGGAGGCGATAACACATGGCACCACGTCGCCCTGGTCAGACATAGCGGAGTGATGAAGATTTACTTGGATGGCGTTAAGCTCGCCAATCAAGCGAACGACTCGACCAACTGGTCTAGTGCCGCAAGAATCTCGGTGTGCTCATACCCCGACGCATCGCAGAGAATCTCTGCGCGTATCGACGAGCTTCGCGTAACGACCGGGCATTGCGTCTACGACGCTAACTTCACCCCTCCGACAGAGGCGTTCTCGGACTGACGCATGGCCCTCCGCTACAACAAGTGGTGGGCGACAGACTACGCCTTCGACCCGATCGAGGTCGAGTTCGGCCCGCTGATCTTCCCCGGCGAGGACGGCTACGTCCCGCCTACCGGAACCGTCGATCACGAATTCGACACCCCGATCCAGTATTCGGGGCCGCAGGGAAGTTTCGTCCATGACTTCGCCGACCCCCCGGGCACGCAGCGGATTGTCACGCGCAGCGCCGGGGAGCCGCTGTCGATGCCGGCGGTGTCGACCGTCAGCTGGCGGCAGTATGCTGCGGACGTCACCTTGGGGGAGCAGGGCGAATTCGGCGTCCCGAGCCAGATCATCCGGCGCTGGACGGTGGCCTATGAGTTCACTACGGCCTACACGGTTCCGTCTCCGATCAGCCACAACTTTGGCGGCGCGGCCGGCGAGCTACTCGTTGACGGGTGGGATTCGCTGACGTTCGGCGCGGCCGAGGTTAGCCTCAAGAACCGGACCATCTATCCGGCGTCGTTCAACAACTTCTACTCCGGCCAGCACGCGCTGATCTATCGGCAGATCGCGTACACGTTCGCGATCGATGCTGAAAGCTGGGGGACGCCGTCTGTCGTCAACCGCAACCGCTACCTGCTGGCGTCAGGATTCGACGCCAGCGCGATCGGCAATCCGACCGTCGAGAACCTGCTCAAGTTCGTCTACCCGACGGGCGCCAGCGACGGATCGATCGGCACGCCAAGCCTGCTCAACCGGAACCGCTACGTCATCCCGGTCGGGCTGGACGCCTTCAAGGGCTTCGGGTTCGCTGGCGATGGCGAGGGATGGGTCTCGTTCCTCGATCGCTCCCTGTCCCCCGACGGGATCTTCGCGATCAACTTCGGCGCGCCGCTGGTCGCGAACTCGATCCGCGTCATCGACCAGGCCGGGCAAAGCATCACGGCGAGCTACGGCGCGCCGCTGGTCGCGTACAAGGAACGCTTCATCTACCCGTCGTACATCGTGCAGTGGGCGTTCGGCTATCCGAACATCGACAAGACCCACTACGTCGAGACGACGGGGTTCGATGCCTCGTCATTCGGCCTGCACTGGGCGCACGACAACCGGCAGTACCCGGAGCCGCAGGGGTTCGACGCAGCGCTCTACGGGCAGGCCGAGGTTACGCGCTCGCCGCGCATCGTCGCTCCGGCCGGGTTCCCGAGCACCATCGAGACATGGCCGTCCACGCGATGGGGCATCCAGACCGTCTGGAACCTGCGCCAGGTCGTGACCATGATCGACGAGCGCACGCCGTTCGACGGTGGCGTGTTCGGCAACCCCATCTGGATGACGGTCGAGAACCGCAACCGGGTGATCCAGACCTACGGGCACAAGGACAGCGTGTTCAGCCCGTTCAACGCGCTGGACAACAAGGCCGTGCCGTTGCTGGCCTCTGGGATCGACGGCCCGCTGTGGGGCTCGAACATGGTCTCGCACCGGATCCGCAGCGTGTACCCGGAGGCGCTCGACGCACTGCTGATGGGGCGCTGGAACGAGGTCGCGAACGACGCGCGCGTGCTCTCGCCGACCGGGTTCCGCGATGACGGCATGGGCCAGCCGGCGGTCGTCAATACGCGCCGGTACTACCAGCTGTACGGCTGGGACTCGCAGGAATTCGGGACCGCCTTCGTGGCGCCGCGTGTGCGCACGATCACCCTCGGGCTGGGGCCGGAGGGCTTCTTCGGCTACCACGATGTCCAGCTGAAGACGCGCTACCTCTCGCCTCCCGGGATGGACCCGCTGCCGCAATTCGGAGCGGCCTCCTTCGAGGAGCGCTTCACCATCTTCCGGCCGAGTTCGATCCTGCCCAAGGCGGTGGGCGAGCCGTTCGTGCGCAACGCAACGCCGGAGGTCGCGCCCTACGGCTACGAGCAGACGCTGTGGGGTGACACGCTGGTGCGGCACCAGTACCGCTTCGTGCTGGCCGAGGGCTACTTGCAGACCATCTGGGGGTCGACCGAAATCGCCGACCGCACCAAGACCCTGCGGACGGCCAGCATCAACGCCATGCGCATGGGGACCGGGCACGAGGTGCGCAACAACGACCCGGATCCGCCGTCGCCGCGCGAGATCCTCCCCGCGACCTTCATCGCGACCTTGACCGGGACGCCGGTGGTGCGCTCGAACGACATCGTGCCGGGCGGCTTCGACGCCATTCGCTGGGGCAATGCGGTCGTCACGATGATGGGCTGCTACCCGTCCAGCATTCTGCCGCCGGACATCCCTGCACCCTGGGTCAGGGGGCCACAGTACGTCGTGCCGGACACCATCTACGCCCCCGACGACAGCAGAAGCTCTCAGCCGAAGACCAAGCACGAGGTCTCGCCGTTCACGATCTGGGCGACCTTCGAGGCGACAGAACAGGCGTTGGCCAACCACGAGGGCGCGTGGAAGCTCATGGACCACGCCGTCCACAACGACGAGCACCCGGAGCGCCCGGTGTTCGGGACGGCCGAGGTGACGCTCTACTACCGCGGGGTCGCGCCTTACACCTTCGGCCAGGGAGCCGTCGGCGAGCCGCAGATCGAACTCAGGAACCGCAGGATCTACCCAACCGGGCTGCGCGCGGTGCGCTGGGGCTACCCCATCATCCCCCACACGCAGACCGTGGAGCCAGGAGGGTTCGTCAACGAAGGCTTCGGCCAGCCGGCGCTCGAACTGAAGAACCGCGCCATCCTGCCGCCAAGCCTGGAGACGCCCGAGATCTCCGAGGACCACTACGTCGACTTCTTCCACCGCACGCTGCGGCCGAACGGGATCGACGCTTTCACTTCGACCGAAGACCACCGGCTGCACCCGCCAGAGCCGCTGGTCCCGGTCGGCCTCGACGCAACGCTGTGGGGGACCACCTGGGTCAGCAACTGGCTGCGCACGATCGAGGCCGAGGGCTTCGACGGGCTCGACATGACCTCGACGCCGGGGCAATTCTCCGAGCGGATGCGCGTCACGCGACGCGGATTCGCCATTGTGCCGCGCGGCACCAGAATGACGGGGTACGGCACGCCGACGGTGGCGATCGCCGCCACCGCCCCGCCGGCCCAGCTGGTCGATCTCGTAACCGAACTGTGAGGAACGCATGGCAGATATTCCGCTGGGCCCGTGGCTGACGGGCATGGACAACGTCTCCCCCGACGCTTCCCGCGACCCTGGGACGCCGGTCGACGCGGTCAACGTGATCTTCGACAAAACTGGAGGCGCCGCGCGGCGGCGAGGCTTCTCGCTACTCAACGCCGGCCCGGGGTGGCACTCGCTCTGGACGTCGCCCAAGGGCAGGACGTTCTGCGTCCACCTCGACCAGCTGTGCTCGGTCACCTTCAACGGCGCGATGACGGCGACGCCGCTGTACACCCTGGCCGCGAAGACGCCGCTGTCCTACACCGAGATCAACGGTGACGTGATCTGCACCAACCCGTCCGAGATCCTGCGCATCGACCTGGATAACGTGGTCTCCAGGCTCGGCATGGCGCGCCCGGCGCCTCCCGCGGTATCGGTCGTCGACTACGGTGGGCTGGACGCCGGCCGCTACGCGGTGGCCATCTCCCCGATGCGCTGGGACGAGGAGGGGCCGCTGTCCTACGCCGCCTTCGTGGACGTGCCCCAGAACGGCGGCATCCGCGTCACCGTCCCCGGGGTCGAGGCCGGATACCGGATCTACCGCACGCAGGCCAACGGCGAGCAGCTGCACGCGGTCTCCGGGGCCACGCCGGGCGCAACGCACTCGCTGGGGGCCCAGCCCATCGGCCGTGCCGCGGACTCGATCTACCTGGAGTCCTTGCCTCCTGGCAGCATCGTTCGGCACTGGCGCGGCCTTGCCTTAGTGGCCCGTGGGCGCATCATTTTCTGGTCTGAGCCGATGCGCTACGGGTTGTATGACCCGCGCCACAACTTCGTGCAGATGGCGCACACGGTGACTCTGATGGAGCCGGTCGAGGGAGGGGTCTATGTAGGGGACCGCGACGGAGTGAAGTTCTTGGCCGGGCCGAGCCCGAAGGAGTGGGCCGTCAAGGCGAAGAGCGGAGTCACCCCGGTGGCGGGAACCGGCACGACCATCCAAGGATCGATTCTCGGCGGCGATCTCGCCACCGACGAACGGGTTGCTGTGTGGTTGTCGGAGAAGGGATTCATGGTGGGCACCGCGAGCGGGCAGATCGCCGAGGTGCAGGCCAAGCGGATCCGCCTCCCCGACGAGCAAGTAGAAGCTGGGGTAGGTGCGGTGGTGGTCCATGACCGCCAGATCATTGCGTCAATCAACTGAGGAGCGGAACATGGGTCTGATGAAATACGCACGCGATTTCGCGCGGCAACTGAAGGGCGGCGACTTCGACGTCGACAACGGCGTCATCCTGCTCAACCGTGGCGCCGTGCGGCTGCGCGGCTTCTACGTCGAGGGCGTGCGCGGGCAGCCGCTGCGCCGGCACGAGAACCTGCTGGTCGATCAGGGGGTCTTGAACATCCTCAACATCGCCCTGGGCGGGACGGCGAAGAACGCCGGGTACTACCTGGCTCCGTTCTCCGGGTCGTCTGCGGTGGCGGCCAACTGGACGGCGGCCAACTTCGCCGCGAACGCGAGCGAGATCACGTCGCTGACCGAAGGCTTCTCCAACGTCACCCGTCCGGCGTGGACGCCTGGCGCTGCGGCGGCGGGCGCGATCGACAACTACGCCGGCCTGGCGGCGTTCGCGGTGGTCTGCACTACCCAGATCACGGTGACCGGCCTTGGCCTGCTGACGTTGGATACGCGCGGCGGCACGAGCGGCGTCCTGGTCTCGGCGGTGAAGTTCGGCGTGTCCCGCGTGCTCAACAACGGCGACACCTGGGACGCCGGCTATCAGGTCCAGCTGACCGATAGCTAATGCGCCTCGCCCTTGAGGGCGACCGGACTAAGGCGACGTTCTACGTCGGAAAGGCAACGCAGGAACTCGATCGTCTCCAGGCAAGGATGGATTCGATCGGGCTCGACCGGGGCTCGTTCCACGTCGTCCTCGACGATACCTCCTACGCCTACGGCTACATCCTCCCGGGCGGACTTCGGTTCGCCCGCATCGTCGCGACCGGAGGGGCCGAGGTTCCGTTCGAGACCCAGTATGTGACCACCTCGACCATGCCAGACTTCCTGTCCGGCATGGTGCTCGACGGCCGTATGGACCCGGCGGAGCCCGACGACGGGAACCCGGAGACGCAGGAGGCGCCGCGACTGCTGCGGCAGTTCACGCCGTCGGTCGAGACGCGCGCGCTGATGCAGAAGGATCTGACCTATGATCCACGCAACCAGCGCCTCGCGGTCAACGCCTGGTCGGCCTTCGATACGCCGCCGGGGCTCTTGGAGTCGTCGCAGTACGACGTCCTGCACGCGACGCTCTACACCGGGCGGATGCGCAAGCTGGTGCAGGCCCTGATGGGCTTCGGCAAGCAGATCACCGAGACCTCGATCTTCGACGACATCGACGAGGACTTCGAGGTCACCGAAGAACAGCAGGAGGAGGCCGAACTCACCCAGTACCAGACCCAGGTCCGAGATGACGGACTTCAGATCCGGTATGACTACCGATTCATGCGCACGCACGGCCTGGTGACGGCGAGCGACGGCAAGCTGTGGGTGGTCGAGATCGGGATGAACAGGGGCATCATCGCGATGCCGCTACTGCTGCACGAGCGCACGACGGAGCCGGAGTTCCGCGACCTCGTGAACCGCGTGGGCAGGCTCGAAGCGATCACCATGCTGGACGAGTTCGGCGGCTTCCCGACCGGCGAGGCCTTCCCAGGAACCCCTGAAGGGCTGGACTCGTGGATCCGCGCCGGCCGCGTGCTGCGCCTGAAGCAGGCCTCCGACATGGCCGAGTTCTACGCCCACTCTGCCTATTCGAGCACGATGGGGTGGGCGTTCAACCTCGACGGTTCTGAGGCCCACAATACCGCCTGGCGCTTCGGCGACGACGGCGTGCAGCGCGGCGTGCATTACGCTATCTCGCTGACGATCGGCGACACCGCGGCCTATACGGCGTCCGAGAACGCGGTCGTCCTCCAGGGGTTGCTTGGCGGCGTGGCCAACAGGTCGCAGCAGATGGAAGCGGTGATGTGGAAGATCCCGCGGCTGTCGGAGCAGCAGATCAACGAGTTTCTCGATCGCCTGGCCGACGAGAAAGCGGAGGTCGTGTTCGACGCTGTCGACGCGGTTGAGCTTGGAGGGATTGCTCCAGGCACGGCCGGAGTGAGCAAGGCCGGCGAGGGCAAGATCTACTGGCCCACGCCGCTGGGTCAGCCGCAGATCAAGTTCCCGGAGCCGCTGGTCGGAGGCCTGCTGTCGCACGACATGAGGCCAAGCACGATCGTTGATCGTACGGCGCAATTGTGCGACACCACGATGCTCGTGTTTTTCTCCGGCAACGAACTGAAGTGGGTGAAGCTGTACATCGACGGCCGCAGCCAGTGGACTGATGGGTGGAGGTTCGAGGGCGACGACGACTACGACATCGCGAACACCCCGGTGGGCGACTTCTACAAGGCCTACGTCCTGTACCCGAAGAAGGTTCCCCCGATGTTCTACAGCAACGATTTCGATCCGCGCGAAGAGTTGCCGGTGAGCAAGTTCGAGTGGTTCTATCGGCGCCGGAAGATCGGCCCCACCGAGCCGTGGAACTTCAGCAACGCAATCGCTTACCCGCCAACGCATTTGCTTCAGCCCCCGGCGGGACCGTTCATGACCGTCACCGCAACGATTCTCTACTCGACCTGTTGGTTCAAGGCCGACTACGATTTTCACTACTCGACCTCTACCACGCTGGCGTCCGCGGTCGTGTCGCCGTTCCATGATCGAGAGGCGTACTACTTCGCCACTCTACGGAAAAAGACCGGAGGCGACATCCAGTACAACCGAGGATTCGACAGCGTCAATTCCCCGCACGTTACCTGGCGCGAAGAAGCGGTCGACACTATTCTCGACACCGAGTCCGTCTATCCGGGCGGCGGCGCTGGGTATGAAATTTACGACTACCGCATGAGCTTCGCTGACGACGGGCCGCTTGGTCACGTCGGAGAGGACATCTACAACTTCCGAACCACAAACAACGACGACCCATACCACCAGTACGGCGGGCTGTGGAGAAGCTGGATCGTCAACAACCCGGCCCAAGGAACGCTGGCCGTCGACTTGGTGACGTCGTCCTACTTCGGCAACATCCGCGTGCTGGAGGAATCGCGCAGCGGAGACGAGAATGTGGGGTTGTGGGAGCCGCTGTGGTTCCTGCCGTCTCCTGACGAATTCGGCGACTACCAGTTCATCGGCGAGTCGCACAACGTGCTCGGCGGAGTCGACTGCATCGTGTACGGGATTCATCTGCTCAACGGCGAGCGACTGCACAAGGGCGTTTACCCGGAGGCGGCCAACTGGTTGAGCCCCGGCGTGTATCGCTATCCAACCTTCATCGGAGTATTCGATGGCTAATTACAGCGACAACGCGGTCGAGGCCGCGACACTGAACGACGACTACCAGCTGAAGGTCCACGGTGTGGGGCACGTCGATGCCGCCACGCTGAACGACGACACGCTCAACATCATCTCCACGCAGGACGTGGAGGTCGCCGTTCTCGATGACTCATTCTTCGAGCGCAACCCGACTCGTGTGGTCGATTCCGCGGTGCTGGACGACGAGGCGCAGATTTTCTCGACGTTGCAGAACCTGGCGCGCGAAGTGGCCAAGCTGAACGATGTTAGCCGCTCGCTGATGACGAACGCCGTCTCCGACTCCGCCGTGCTCAACGATGCGGTGATGGTGCGGCCGACGTCGCTGATTGTCGAGGCCGGGGTCTTCAGTGACCTCGGAGATCACGCCCAGGCCTTCACCGGGCTGGCCGCGGAGTCCGGCGTCCTGAACGACGACACCAAGGCCAATACCTCGAACAAGGTGGTCGAGACCGGGGTCATCAACGACCTGGCTGGAATCGCCATCACGATCGCCGACCGAGCGCATGAGGTTGCGATCCTCGATGACGCCGTGTCGGCGGCGGCGGTGAAGACGATACTGGTGGTTGAGTCCGGCGTTCTGCACGACGTGACGACCCAGCTGCTGGCCGGCGTCAACAAGGTGGTCGAGGTCGGATACCTCAACGATGTCGCTCAGGGCGGAGCCGGAGTGGCGTGGACCGTCCCGTCAGAGACGATGGCGATGTCCAGGTTCTCGGACTACGAGTTCACGTCGATGGCGGTGGTCAACGGCCATCTGCTCGGGACCAGCGCCAACGGGGTCTTCCTGCTGGAGGGGGACACCGACGCCGGAGCCCTGATCAGTGCAGCAATCGAACAGGACTGGACCGACGCCATCCTCGGGCAAAAGGGCCCCGAGCCCGACCCGAACTTCAAGCGCCCGCGGTACGTCTACGTCAACGGACGCTTCTCGGGCGCCCTTGTGTTTGTTCTGGGGTACGTCGATCATGGCGTCGAGGTCGAGCAAGACTACTCGCTACCCTCCACCGCGGCTTCCGGGTTCGTCAACGTCCGGGCCCCGCTTGGGCGCGGGATCCGCTCGCGGCACTTGCGTCCGAGCATCCAGAATGCAGACGGCGCCGACTTCGAGATCAACGACGGGCGCGTGGTCGTCGATGTGCTGGAGAGAAGCGTATGAGCGGCGAAACTGACTGGTCTTTCTTCGACCGGCCTGCGGATCAGGTCGAAGCCAATATGTCCTTCATGTTGGCCCGCGCAGAGCAGGCGTCCCAGGTCTGCTATGACGTCATCGAGCAATTGCAGAACCTGCAATTCGAGCCCGAAGGACCGCCGCCGAGGATCACCCTCGATCCCGTCGAGCCCATCTCTCCGGTGGGCGTGAACGCGCCGCAGGAACTCGACTTCGGCGACGTCTACACCCCCAACAAGCCGGACAACTACGACGCCTGGGGTCAGATGGGCGTGTCCGAGCAGGACTTCGGGCTCGACATCGATCCGTTCAATCCGAAGTCGCCGACGATGAAGAACATCAACGACCCGGACCCCCTGGACATATCGGGGAAGCCGGAGCGTGGCGAATTCGGCGAGGTCACCATCCCGTCCACGGTTACGGTCGTCGACCCGCTCATGGGCAACTTGGTGGACATCTCGGTCCCCGAGTTCAGCTTCCCGGAGATCCTCCCGTTCGACGGCGTTGAGCCGACGTTCGACGAGGCGCGCCCGAACACCAACCTCGTGTGGACCGAGCCTGAGTACGCCAGCGAGCTTCTAGACGACACCACGACGCGCGTGCGGGCGTGGCTTCAGGGCGGGACCGGGCTGCCGGCAGCGGTGCAGCAGGCGCTGTTCGACAAGGCGCGATCGCGCGAGGTCGACACCGCCAAGGAAGCGACCGAGGCCGCCTTCGACACCTGGGCTGCGCGCGGCTTCTCCATGCCCCCAGGGATGCTGGTCGAGCAAGTCAACGTCGCGCAGGAGAAGTCCCGGCTGGCGCAGAACACGCTCGAACGCGAGATCCTGATCAAGTCCGCCGAGTGGGAGATCGAGAACCTCCGCGTCGCCGTGGAGCGCGGCATCGCGCTGGAGACGGTGCTGATCAACAAGTTCTCGAACAGCGCGCAGCGCACCTTCGAGGCGGCGAAGTACCGGGTCGAGGCCGACATCGCCCTGTTCAATGCGATGGTCTCGCTGTACAACGCCGCGTCGTCTGCGTATCAGGTCAAGGCCAACGTCTTCAAGGTTCAGGTCGACGCGCAGCTGGCGGAGCTTGAGGCCTACAAGGCGCAGATCGAGGGGGAGAAGGCCAAGGCCCAGCTGAACGAGCAGACAGTGCGCGTCTACGAGGCGCGGATCAAAGCCGTGGCCAGCAGGATCGAGATCTACAAGACCCAGATGGAGGCGGCCAAGATCGAAAGCGACGTCATCCGAGGGAAGATCGAGGCCTACCGCTCCGACGTCGAGGCGTACTCGTCCAAGATCGACGCGGAGAAGGCTCGCTTCAACGCCTACGAGGCGCAGCTGAGAGGCGAGGCGGCCAAGGCCAACTCCCTGGAAGCGGAAGCGAACGCCTACGCCGCGACGGTTCGTGCGCACGAGGCCAAAGCCAACCTCAAGGTGAAGTACGTCGAGGCCAGGGTGTCGGCCATCAATGCCGACGTGTCGCGAGCAAACTCCGACATCGAGCTTGAGCGCGCGCGCGTCACTGCGTCTGCGGCCACTGTTTCCAGCCGGGCTCAAGCCTACTCGGCTGACGTCGCTCGGTACTCTGAGGAGATCAAGGCCTCCGGTATCGCGGCGGAGTCTGCCACCAGGATCCTGGAGCTTCGTCTGCGCAACAACCTTGCCTACTACGAGACCCAGATCAAAGAGTACGACGCGAAGCTGGGCCGCCTGCTCGAACAGTCGAAGCTGGTGGTCGAGTCGTTGCGTTCCGCTGGCCAGTTCACCGCGGCGCTGGCGCAAGGCGCAATGTCGGCGATCCACCTGAATGCATCGATGCAGGCCACCGGCAGCGCGCAGTCGAGCAATACCTACGGCCAGCACTACAACGAGAACCACAACTACAACCACGGCGGGTAACTATGGCACAGAACATCGACGAAGAACTTGCCCGGTCAACCGCCGCGCAGCGCGCGTATCAGAGCGCGAATCCGACCTACTCGCGCGGGGCCGGGGGGCCCATCACCGAGGCCACCGGGGCGATCGACTACAACACGACCGCGCCGGACCCCACGGCGCGCGCCGCCACGATCCAGCGCTCGATCTACGACGCCAACCCGGTCACGCCGCGCGCCCCGGCAGGGCCGATGATCGCCGACCAGTCAAACGCTGGCGGCTTCGGCGTGCAGCCGGGGACCGACCTCAATGCTCCCGGTCGCGGGCTCGGCGGGATGATCAGCGACGCGATCGACGCTCGTGCTCAGGCACGCCTCGCCGAGCGCAGCCCGGCGGTGGACCAGTCCGCCACGGTCGTCCGCCCGCCGTCGGCGCCGGCCGCCTCCGCTCCGAGGGTGATGTACGGCAACGAGGGGCGCGGCAACGGGGCGCCGAACGTCCCGGTCCAGCCGAATGTGGGAGAGACGCGCAGCGTGCCCATCCCCGGCTCCGGCCCGGTGTCGCAGGCCGCGGCAGGCGTCGACCCCTACAACGCGCCGCGTACCGTGGAGTCGATGCGGCGCGAACTCGACATGAGGAATGCGGCCGAACTCAAGGCCCTGATGGAGTCGCGCGCGGCCAACAACCGCTTGGCCACGACGATGACCAACGACTACCAGCGCGACATCAACATCGGCAACGCGATGCGCACGCTGTCGGCGCAGCAAAACAGCATCGTGAACCGCAACAAGTATGGCGGCCAGGTGAAGGACTACACGCCACAGATCGCCGCGCTCGCGATGCAGAAGGGTATGAGCACCCCGCCAGACGAGTTCAAGGGCACGCCCATCCAGGACCAGATCGCCGTTGGCGAAGCGGTGAACAAGCAGGGGCTCTCCGAGGACGCGCGCACCCGCGTGACCAACGAGAAGCTGCTGGCGGCGTCGAAGATCCGCGGTGACGCCAATACCGCGCAGATCGAGGAGTACAAGCTGAAGGCGGCGAAGCGGATGGACGACATCCACTCCAAGCTGGCCGACCCGAAGCTCGATCCGAAGGAGCATCAGCGTCTGTCGCAGACCCTGCTGGCGATGATGGGCAAGGACAAGCCGGAGGAGTTCAAGGTGCTCCCGCTCGAATTGCCGGACAGCGTCGACCCGACCACCGGCGCCGTGCTCAAGGGCGGCAAGGCGGCGGTGGTGCTGAACATCGCCACCGGCGCGCGCGAGATCGTGCGGCTGGACGACCTGGCGAAGCAGGCCGGCGGCCAGAAGGGCGCCCCGCCGGGCAAGGACTACAAGCCCGGAGCGACGCTGCGCGACGCCAGCGGCAAGATCATCCAGTTGCAGAAGGACGGCCAGTGGAAGGCGATCGATGGCTGAAGCACCTCCCGGCGCTCGCCCGGTAGACGAGTTCGACTGGTCCACCGCGAAACCCATCGGCTCGCCGGGGGTGATCGCGCGCGCGCGCGACGCGGCGATCTCGGCCGGGAAGGGCGTCATCGGGGTCGGGGAAGCGGCGCTCGGGCTGGCCGACATCGTCACCCTGGGGCGCGCCGGCAAGGCGGCGGAAGCGCTCGGCGTCGACCCGAAGGCGGCCAAGGAGTTCCTGTCCGAGGGCTACAGCGCAGAGCAGAAGGCGGCGAACCGGGCGGTGCAGGACGCGGAAGGCGTCGGCGGCACACTGTCGGCGCTGGCGCAGAACCCGTCGACCCTTGTCCAGGGTCTCATCGAATCCGCCCCATCGATGCTGGCCGGCGGCGCCATCTCGCGCGCCATCCCGGCGGCTCAGGCTGCCACCGCGACGGCCGCGGCGACTCGCGGGCTGTCGCCGGTGATCCGCGGCGCCATCGGCGAAGCCTCGGTGACTGCCGGCGCCACGGCGGAACAGGTGCGGCAGGAAACCGGGGACGGCTTGCTCACCCCGCAGCAGGCGGCGATCGCGGCCGGCTCCGGCGCGCTCACCGGCGGGCTGTCGATGGGCAGCGGCGCCATCGCGAAGAAGCTGGGCCTGGCCGACCTCGAAACCTGGATGGCCGGCGGCGGGGCCGGGTCGTCGGCGCGCGGCAGGCTGGCGCGAGGGGCCGGCGGAGCGTTGAGCGAGGGCGTGCTGGAAGAGGCTCCGCAGTCGTTCCAGGAACAGGTCGCCCAGAACCTGGCGCTGGGCAAGCCGTGGGCCGAGGACGCCCCGGAGGCGGCGGCGTTCGGCGGCGTGCTGGGCGCGGTCCTGGGCGGAGGCCTGGGGGCCGTCTCGCGCGGCGAGAAGCCCAAGATCACCCCCGAAGAGCACGCGATCGAGGCCGCGCGCCGGGCCGAGAAGGCCGTCGCCGACGGCAAAGAAGTACCTGAAATCAAGCGCTTGCTTGGTCCAGGCAAGACTGCGCTCCAGATGGGCGAGGGCAACGAGCCGTTCGACCTGTCGCAGCAGCACGCCACTCAGAACGCCATCGACCATGCGGCCCAGGTCGAGCAGGCGCGCGCCGACGAAGAGGCGCGGCTGGCGCGGTTCGCCGCCAACGGCCCCATCTCCGCCGCCGCCGCCACCGCGATGGGCAACGGCGCCGCGGAGCAGGCCGCCGCCAAGCGCATGGAGCAACCCGAGGCCGAGAGCGCGATGGCCATGCCGGTCGCCGCGACCGAAGAGGGCAAGGCCAAGGAATCCAACCTGACCGCCCTGCTGCTGCAATCCCCGAGCATGGCGCTCGCGCAGGCCCAAACGGCTGCGCAGATGGCCGCAGAGCGAGGCCTGAAGGCCACAGTGGTGCCTCACCCCTCCGGCGGCTTTACGATCGCTCCTACGTCGTTCCTGGGCCGCGAGGCGCGGGAGCGCTTCTCCACCATCCAGACCCAGCGCCAGCTGCCGGCGCCGGACGCCGAGATGCCGGGGCGGTTCACCGCCGGCCCGCAGGGGGTCGCGCCCACAACCTTCGGCCAGAACAACCCCGAGCAGCGCAACGCATTCGCCGAGATGCGCCGGGTGAACGACACGCCGGTCCCGCGGCAGATGCCCATCGACACCTTCGAGGCGGCCAAGGCCAAGGCCGACCGCGCCACCCTGTCGACCGGGGTCGAGCACGAGGTCGCGCCGCACCCGTTGTCGAGCACCAAGTTCGCGATCCGGCCGGTTGCCGCGCCGGCCCAGTCGCCGGCCCAGTCGCCGCCCATCGGCAGCCCCGAAGGCACGGGCGCGCCCACTGCTGCCGGCGGGCGGCTGGGCAAGTTTGCCTCCGGCCTGCGCCGGATGTCCGAGCGCCTGGCCGCCGGGCCTACCCAAGATGGGAACGAGCCTACCCAGGCCGGGGCGCCTGCCGCCCGCGAGGAACTTCAAGTCGCGCCCACAAGTGCGGCTGCCGAACAATCCCCGGTTGACGCTCGGGCGCACGAGGCCGCGTCATCGCTGCTCAACGATCGCCCCCAGCCGACGGCGGCGCAGGTTCTGGCCGGGAACTACAAGAAGGCCAAGCTGACCTCGAAGGAGGATCCGCGCCTGGCCGGGATGAACATCACGATCGAGACCCCTGCCGGCGCGCCGCGCGTCGCCGCGGACGGGTCGTGGGCCAGCGTGGCGCCGAGCCACTACGGCTACATCAACCGCACGGTGGGCGAGGACGGAGACCCCATCGACGTCCACGTCGGGAAGGGCAAGAACGTCTACCTCATCGATCAGGTGAAGGAAGACGGGAAGCTCGACGAGCACAAGGTCATGGCGTTCTTCGACACCGCGGCCGAGGCCGAGGCGGCGTACCGCGCGGCCTACCCGAAGGACTGGAACGGCTTCGGGCGCATCGTCGATCTGGGCGGCGTGGACGGGCTGAAGCGGTGGATCAAAGACCGCCAGGCGCCGAAGGCCGATCTCAGCGCTGGCGCGCTCAAAGGCCTGGTCGTCGAGACCGAGGTCGAGATCTCGGAGACCGGGGAAAAGGTCAAGGTGCAGCAGGACGCGAAAGAGGCGCTGGTCGAGGCTCGCTCCAAGGTCCGTATGCTGGAGCAGCTGTCCCGGTGCCTCGCGTCGTGATGAGCCCCAAAGCCCTCGCAGACTGGTTGCATGACACCGCCAAGACGGCAGCGGTATCGGCGAGAGCGGTCGAGTCGATGCACAGCGAGCACATGAACCTGCGCAACCTGACGCAGCGAGCGTTCGAGTGGAGAGTGGCCAGGATGATGATGGATACAATGCCGCCCGGGGTCAGCAAAGATCGCGCGGAAGCGATGCTGTTGCGCGCCGAAAAGCAGCTGGCCCAAGCCATTGACTCCATGCTGAACGAAACGCTGCACCCGGAGGCGAAGAAATGAAGAAGCTCTCGCTTGCCGACCTCCAGAAGGCGAAGGAGCGTGGCCTCTCCGTCGTCGACCAGGACGGCATCGAGGTCCGCCTCCCGAAGCCGAGGCCCGAGCCAAAGGTCGAACCGAAGCCCGAGCCCAAAGCTCCCCCGCCGCAGAAGGATCACCAGGCGGAGATCGCCGCCGTCGTCGATCGCATGGCGGAAGCGGTGCTGGCGATGGTCAAGGCCAACCAGCTGACGGCGGAGAACATCGCCGCTCTGGCGTCGACCATGAAGGTCGAGCCAGCGAAGCCCGTGAAGCCGAGAAGCTGGAGCTTCGACGTCGAGTACGATGAGCGCGGTCGCACGAAAACCATCAACGCCACACCGAAGATGTAATGGCCACCTTCACCATCACCACCGCGAAGAACATCGACGAGTTGACCGGCAAGGCCGGCACCGACACCTACAACATCGATGGCGGCACGCTCACCATCGACCAGAATTCATACTTCGGGCAGAACGGGGCGACGGGCTCGCTGGGAGTTCTGGGCAACATCACCATCTCCGCTTCGCTTGGTGGGACGGTGGAGATCGACGCCCGCTACGTTCGCGCAATTCCGTACGATGGCGGCAGCGGCAACGTGCCCGCGTACAACACGGTCATCTCCGGTGGCGGGGCGAGCGGAAAGATGATCGGCGTGGTC